GTGTTGGATCAGTACGAGTTGGTTTCGTTATCAATGGACAGTTGATCACGGCTCATACTTTCTATAATGCAAATAGTTTAACAACTGTTTATATGCAAACCGCAAATTTACCTATTCGTTATGAAATTGAAAGAACTGGAACTTTAGCAGCTGGAACTTATACATTACAACAAATATGTTCTTCTTGTATTTCTGAAGGTGGTTATTCACCTGAAGGAGTTCAAAAAATGATTGGAACTTCACAAATTAATGCTGGTGTTAATTTAACGACTGCAAATACTTATTATAATATCGCAACTATTCGAATTAAATCATCACGACCTTATGCTGTAATAGTACCTGCTGGTGCTGACGTTTTAAATATATCTAATAATGATTTTGAATGGGGTTTATTTATAAATGCAACTCCATCCTCCGCTTTTGTCTATACTTCTTACGATGATAATGTAGAATATGATTTAACGACTGTTGATTTAACTTCAACTGGAACACGAGTAACAGGGGGTTATATGGGAGGTAAAACTGCACCAAGTACGATTGGAGATAGTGCATTTGCTTTCGCTTATCAATTAGGACAAACTATATCTGGAACTTCTGATACTTTAACTTTAGGTGTAAGACCTGGAAGTGCGAATGGAGATGTCTCTGGATTAATTAAATGGTATGATTTAACATAATGGCTAATATATATAAAAACGCATTTTATGATCCCGCTAATACTGATGTATTGAGTATTTATACTACTCCAAGTGATAGTAGAGCTATTATACAAAACATTCAGATTGCAAATGAAACTGGGAGCAGGACTGTTCAATTCTTTGTAACTGACGCAAGTGCCAATACGACTTATATTGTGGCTCATGGATCAATAAGTGGACCTACTACTTGTAATTTTGCAAAAGGACCTATTATTCTTGAAGAAAATGATGTATTAAAAGCTCAAGTGAGTTCTATAAGTAACATATCAGCAGTTATATCTTTATTAGAAATAAATAGGAATGAAGTGTAAAGATACTTGTAATTCCTTAAAAAGAATTAATATATTAAGTAAATATTAAATAATTTAAGGATTTTCCATTGATTTACTTTTTTCGTGAATTTATATATTTAGGATTGATTATATTGTTATTATTTCTCATTGCTATTTAATAGTGAGTTTTACTATAGCGAAATTTTAAAAATAATTTTATCAAATATTTTTTTAGAAAAAGAGCCAATACCAATACCTTTTCACTACTATCAGCGAATACCAACGGTTCTAGTGGTATTGGCACACTTTTTAGAGCCAATACCGCCAATACCTTTCCTTTAATACCAACGGTTCTAGTCATTGAACTTACATATATAGCCAATACCTTCCCGAGGCTGCTCGCAAGGCTAATTTTGAAGTGTATATATTTTATTTAATATTTCTCTATAGTAGAAATGATAATTAGGATATTTTATTGTTTTAGTATATTATCGGTTGTATAATATATTCGTAATTAAACAATAAATAGAAAGGTAGAAAGCTATGCTTAATGTAGCACAAAAGCCAAAGATAACGCCAAAAACTGAAACTAAACCAGTTGTGGCTAAACCTAAAGCTAGAAAAGTTATGGACCCTAAAGATTTTAAGGGCACATATAAATACGACAGAGATGCTAAGATACAAGTTGTTGTAGCTAAGAACCCTAAAAGAGAAGGTTCTGCTGGTTACAAAAGATTTGGTCTATATAAAACAGGTATGTCTATCAGAGATTTCTTACAAGCAGGTGGTAAGACAATCGATTTAGATTGGGATAGAGAAAGAGGTTTTATAGCAACTGAAGATAAAGATAAGGCGACTTCTGCAGCTAAATCTCAGAAATCAACTTATACTTTAAAATAGTTGTATTATATTGATATTTTATTAATTAAATTAATAAAGTAGTCATTTGATAGGCGAGTTAATTTTTAGACACTCGCCTATCTTTTAAACATATAGAAAGTAAAAAATATGTCAGAAGAAAAAAAATATGCAGATTTTCCTAGTCATTTATCTGATAAAATAATGAGAGGTGTTGCTTTTATTTATAATTTTCATATGAAAAATTATACTGATTTAAATAAATTAAATGAAGGTGTACAAACTAGATTAAAATTTTTAGAGGAAGAACAAGGTTATACTCGTAAAGAATTAAGGTATGTGTTGCTTTTATTAGCTCTTCCAGAGGTTGACGAAACATTAAGAAAATCAGATATATTGGAAAAAGCTTTTGATTCTAAATATAATGTTGTTCATTAAATATAATTTTATTGTATTTAGTTAAAAATTTTTTATTATTTTAAAATTAAAAGAAAGCGAGAAAAAATATGACAATGATAACTTTTAATAATCAAGAAGAAAGAATGAACTTTCAGATTATTATGTGCTTACAAATGCTTAAATCAGAAGTAGAAACTGGTATTATTATGTGTAGTCCACGTAAAGGTTCCACTGTTAGAACTTTAGCAAGATATTTTCCAGGTCTTAAAAAAACTAAAAAAGGAGCTTATAAACAATTAGTAGATGCTGGTATTTATAAAAAATTAGAAGAAAATAATGCTAATAATTCTTAGTGGATTAATAATTTCAGTGATTCTTATTGCTTTTTCTCTCTCTCGTGGCAATAGAGAATATAGTAATTGGCGTAATGAACAGTTACGCCAATCTATTATAAGGAGTAAAAAATATGACAGAAGCTAAAATTTGTTGTATTTGTAATGAAAAATTTATTGGTTGGGGTAATAATCCTTATCCAGTAAAAAAAGATGGTGAGTGTTGTAAACCTTGCGATGATAATGTGGTCATACCTGCAAGAATTAAATATATATATGGAGATAAAAATAATGAGCTTGAGTAGAAAACATTTTAAAGAACTTGCCGAAATAATTGGAACTACTACTAATTATGAAGAACTTGTCTTTCAATTAAAAGGTTTTTGTAAAAAATATAATTCAAGATTTAATGTAAGTAAATTTAATGATTATATTATTAAAGTTAAGAAATTAGAGGAAAATAAACATGCCTAAAGAAACTACATTTAAAGAGTTTGTGGAAATGGTTTATAAAAAACCCTATGAAGAAATATCTGAAAATGAAATTAAAGAAACATACAGAGAAATCTTTTGTTTTGGTCTTGCTAAAGATGATTTGCCAGATGACTGGTTTGGAGAAGTTTCTTTTAAAGATATGTTAGGTAAATAATATTGTATTATTTGATATTTTTACTTTTATATTAAAATTATAAACTAAAACTAAAAAGGAGAGAAAGTATGAAAATGAAGTTAGCTTATAATATAGGTCTTTATAGAGGTCATGCTATAGATAAAACTTTAGATGGCTATGTTATCTTTGAAGATAATAAAGTTGTATATTATACAGAAACTAATATGGACGATGTAGCTATTCGTTATCGTGCTATGGAAGTTATAGATAGAATACATCGTGAAAGACGTAAAGAAATTGACGCAAGTATTCAACGTGTAGACGCACAGGTATATAGATATGAAATTTAGTAAAACACAAAAACCTAAAGTAATATTAGAACATTTAAGAGGATATCAGGCTATCGATGCTTATCCAGATGGTTGGAGTTGTGTAAATTGCGGAAACGAACATTTACCAGAAGAATACGAGGAAAAATTTTATGCAATTCATACTAAGCATGGAACTGAATGTACAAAATGTATATATGAAATCTAAATATTGGAAAATAGCTGTATATACTACTGATCGAGTAGAAGGCGGACAAGAAGAAGGTGGTTGGTATTATACAGCTGGAGAAAGAGTGAAAGAAGGTAAGCTTTGTTATTTTGATATTAAAAGAGCACGTAAAGCTATTAACCTTTTTAATAAATTATATGGAAAACAAATAACTTCTTGTAGTTATGGTCTACATGCAGATTATTATTATAGAGGAACACCAGAACATTTTCCTAAATACCCACCGTCATATTCTTAATAGACAATAAAAAATTAATCGCTATATTGGATAAATATGGCGATAACTTTAGACCTAATCAATCAAACAAACGAAGCTACTTTATCGGATCTTGAAAAGAAGTTCTGCGAGGGTATAGCAGCAGGAAAAGGTAAGAGAGAAGCGGCTATTGAAGCAGGATATAGTCCTACATCAGCTCACGTACAAGCTGCACGCAATCTAAAGAAAGATAAAATTATACAGTATATTGACCGACTGCGCACAGACGTGAGGCGATTGACTAACGAATCAGTGTCAAAAGAGGTTGAAAGACTTGATTTGTTGATCAAGGATGCTTTAAAAGATAGTCAATACTCCGCAGCTGTCAATGCGATAAGACTTAAATCTCAGCTATTAGGGTTTCTGGTTGAGAAAAAAGAAATTAAAACAAATAGTCTTGACGCAATGAACGAAGAAGAATTGACTCAGTACTTGACCCAAATCCGCGTGGACCACGGGTTGTTGATTGATGATGCGGGCGCCGTGATGCTTGATGATAAGGTTGATGATATTGAGCCGCAACAACAAGCCGCAACCGTCCTGACTGATCCACAAGGATCCTTGACACAAGTGCACCGAACGGATCATCAAGGATCAGAATTATTAAAAAAAATATCAATTGATTAATTATTAAGTATTAAATTGATCGAATAAGAATAATTAATTATTAATTAAATTAATTATTAAAATGATATATTTCTTTAGGCATATTCTAAGTATAGCTTTTATTATATTTCTATTATTTCTTATAAGTGTTTAAATACTACTTATAGGCGAATAGAACAAAAGTAGCACAATGTTAAAGCATTTTTCTGCTCTTTTATGGTTACAATTTGTAAGAACATATATATATTTAAACCAATCTATTAATTTATATCTAATATAATTATTAGAGTTAATAGATCAGAAAGAGAGAAAAAAATGAAAGTAGAAAAAAAACCAATCATAGAGAATAAAGTCGCTTTATCACTTAGAGAAAAATCGACAAAAAAAATTCTCTTCAGATTAGTTAACACTAAGAGAGCAAAGTCAAAAGCATTTTCAATTTACGAAAATGCAAAATTCTCAACAACTATCGATAAAGCATTCAATAGTCAATATCGCAAAGTGGATATCGATTATGATACTACAAGCAACAATAGATTTAAAAAATGCAATCTATTAGTTGAT